TAACCTTTACTGCGTTTTCAGGTACAGTTAAAGTCTGATGTTTCCTCTGCCATTTATTTATTACATCAAATGTGACAATCGTATCGTTGCCGATTTTCTTGCCGTCGCCATCTAGCCATCTGAACTCAAATTGTCCTGTCGCCGTTCCCTCTAACCTTATCGCCATCAGTTGTACTGTAATATATTCATGCAACTCAATATCTAAAGGTTTAGCGTAGAGCTTCTCGCCAACATCAAGCTCATAAGTGTTGTACCCAGCGTATAAAATCGTCGTATCAATAGCCATATCTCACCTCACCAGTTGTACTGTATAAATTCATCCCATGTCAGATTCCCGACAATTGATTCAAATTGTGCTGCTGTCAGATGTCCGACTCTGGCTTCTAATAGTTTCGCGATGAAACCGCTGTACCAATACTCTGCGTCGGGAGCGTTTCTTCCGCCCCAGGTTGGATTAGCAAGCAGATTGACACCACCAGTCTCAAGGGTTTCAGTTATTTTAAGATTGCCATCCGAGAGTTCGATCAACTTGCTTTCTACCGTGCCACCACCAGAAACAATCACTTTCTCCGCACTGATCTGCAACGCACTAACAATCGTTGCAATCACAGTACCGTCCGATGTCTGCCCGGTCCAAGTCTGGCCGCCGTCGTTCGACACGGCTAAAACTGCACCGTTAAATTTCCAGATGATGTCCGATTCAGCCCGATCCGGTTTGTTGTGCCAGTACAAAATCTCGCTGCCGTCTTCGAGCGTTTCCTTCGACGGGTAAACGCCCATCATTAGCCCCAGCATGTCAGACATGTTCGCGGACGCCTGTTCGTATCGGGTTAAATCCCTCCGATTCTGTGACAATCCAGCCACCAACGACGCAAGCCTCCGGGCATTCCCGCCACGATACGCAAGCTCAGCAGCGGATTTACCCCTAGCGGCCAAGCCAGATGTGCCGCCGTGAATAAAATCATGTTGCCCGACAAAACTAATTGTGTGGGTGTCGTCTTTTTTTATAATCTTCACAACATCGCCCGGATCAATCGCTGGATTGCCCGGATAGTCTGTTTCATATCCGTGGTAAGTCAGTCCGTTTACTGCCGTAAATAATCCTTGAATCAGTTCTTCCGCATCAGACTGGACCAATCCCATTTCGTCAATCTCAAGTGCGTATTCGTCAGTGCCGACCGATATCGGATCAGATTCTGTCAGATATTTAATTCCGGTCAACGTGATCTGGTCGGTTGTTTTTACATACCCACCCCGGTCGCCGGGGCCTAGTTCGTATTCATCGAACACTGCGCCGGATTTAATCACCGGCATCGGCACGATCTTCAACTTCCCGTCGCGCGTCATCTGAACAAACCCACGCCCCATCAGCGCAATCTCGCTCACTGCATCACGGCAGGACATATCTCGCTCAGGTGCAGCCGGGATCGATCTGTTCCGCTCGATCAGTGACGTTGCCATCGACGAATCCAATGGCACATTACAGTGCTGACAGATCGTGTCAAGCAGCCCGTAGTTCGTTGTTGGGTACATCACTACTACCTCAGACAGCGGCCGATCCAGCAGAACCAGTCGATCAGCAGCACGAAGATCCACCGTCGAGTACGGCCGCCCCGGTCGGTCAACAATAAACGTCCCCAGCAGCACATATTCCGTCGTGCTGTTCGGCAGAGCAATTCCGGAGTAGGGCTCAATAGTCGCCCCGATCAGGTCGATATCGTCCCACCTACCGTCAGAATTTATCAGCCGGATCGAAAAATCCGACGCAATCACCGCGCCAAACTCCAGCTGGTCATGCTGGCAGGCCGATGATACTCTCATCGACCCCAGCACAATATCTTCATCATCCAGCTCGTAAGTCTGCAGATCCACTGTTTTTACCGTCGCTTTCGCCCGGAGCTGACGGAGCGGCTTTCTGATTTCGGATTTGAATAACTCGCTAACATTTTGCATCCGTCATACCTCCGTGATTACTAGAGTGCAGCTCCAATACGAATCGTCCGGCCCGTCACCGTAGTAATCCACCAACACGGCCGGAGATAGCTCACCTAGCGCGGTGAATGTTTTCTGCCCGTCCTGCGTGTTCCCGATGTATTGGAATCCCAAAGGATTAAGTTTATTTCTGAGCCATTGCAGCTGACCGTATGTGATCTCACCAAATTCGATTTCAATAACGTACTTCGACGCACGAATCAGCGTTCGGTGCTCGCGCCCAGTTTCGTCCGTGATCACATCGGAATACTGCCGTTCGGTGTTCATTTTATAATCCGAGAACGGAGGTATATTTTCGCCGTTTATTTGATACAACATAATTTTCCCTCCCTACGCCGGGATATTCCGCAGACGACCACGGCGGTCAAACTCAAATTCAAACTCATTGAATATCTTGTCGCCCAGCTGATTTTGAACAACGATCCGATACGTTCCGCCGCTGTCAGCCTGAGCCGCCGCAACCGCAGCTGTCATACGTTCAATGGGCGTCTGTTGCGTTCTGTACGCTCGATTGATTTCGGTCTTGAGCGCCGTCGCGCGATTCAGTTCAGCGGTCAGGTCAATCACGCCCTGTGACGCAATCCTGCTGGTCGATTCGACCGCAGATTTTGCCAGTTTGACCGACTTATTCGAGACAACACCGATTGATTTATCAATCCCGATTCCAATCGCAGAGCCGTAGTTATAGCCGATATCGACGCCGATTCTCGATGGAGATCTCAGCATGAAGGTTTTCCTTATTTTCTGGATGGCTTCATTCGCGAGCAAAGTAGCATTATGTGCAATTTTCCACTTACTCTTAAGCATCCCAGTAGCAAGCGAATCACCGAAGTTCTGACCGGCAATAGCGGCATATTTCGGCACCTTGTCGAGTTCTTCCTGTGCCGCTTGCCCCGCTAAGTTAGTTTTCCTCCGCCAGATAGCAACAAACTCATCCAGCTCTTTGTCGGACATTTTGTTGAGGCCTTTAATCAGCGTTGTAAACCCAGGGCCAAGATCTTCAAGCCCGTCCATCACATCCGGCGGGACGCGCGACGCCAGCTTCTGAATTTCCTCGCGCCAATTCTCCCAATCTTTTATCTGAGCTAGGAGATTCTTTTTAACTTCTTTTGCGGTTAGCTTGGACTGGGCTATGCCTTTTTTGTCGATGGAGCCCATCTTTGTTAGATTTTCATTAAGTAGGCGGTTGAGATCATTGCCATATTCTTCATGGAGTTTTTCAATCTTTTTCAGCTCTTCTTCGGTCAGGCTTTTTCGCGTAGTCGCAACTTCGTTTTCTTTACCAACAAGTCTTTCTGTTTTGGCAATGTGATTTTCATACGCCCGGCGCTCATTTGTGTAAGCCTTTTCTTTATCCTCTGCACCCTGTTCAACGGTATCCGCAGTGGATTTAGTCCACTCGTTTATTTGTTTGCTTGCACGTCCGATGCGACGCTCCGATTCGTCGTACTGGTCTTGTAGTTGTTTGATTCCTTTTTCTTCCTGAGCAATCAAGTGACCCAGATCTTCAATTCTTTGCAGGTCAGCACTACCGGGAATTAAATCAGCCGGCGAACCTAGCTTCCCTAGTTCACCTCTAAGGCGGCCGAGCTCATCTGTGCGCTCATTAATCCTGCCCATGATGTCAAACTGCTCTTCATACATTTCGGAGAGATATTTCTCGCCGGCCTTGATTTTGAGCATGTTTGTGTATTCAGCGGCATGGCGCTTGATCGCGTCGGTTGATTGATTCAGAGCATCTTTTTCGGTTGAGTATTCAAGATTAAGATCCGGCATCAGGTCGTTCAGTTTTTTGACTAATACCCTGATTTTTTCCTTTTCGGTTGCCGTTTTATTCTCAGCCTTGGTCAGCTTATCCAGCTCGGTTATTGTTTCATCAATGATCTGTTTCTGCGCATCAGCAGCGCCAACAGATTTATCAAATTCTTTAGTTAGGCGGTCGATGCTTTCTTTGGCCTTTCTGGCTTCGGAGTCCATGCCATAAAGATTGTCGGCGATTTTATAAATCGCGCCTCCGGCAGCCACAGCTAGAGCGATTACACCGACCGGGCCGGTCAGTACGGTTGCAACTTTGCCAAGCCCCGTCGCAGCAACTTCACCACTCGCCCCCAGTGCACCAACACTGGCAGCGGCTGTTTCGGCAGCTTTGGCTTCTGCGGCCTTGTTAAACAGCGTGCTAAGTCCGCTCGCGACATGACCTAAGCCCTTTGCCGTTGGGCCTAGAACTTTCAATAGCGGCCCAAGCGCGCCAACCGCCGTGGCGGCATAAATAATTGTTTTTTGCGTGCCTTCGTCCAAATCGGTGAAACTGGTTATCAAGTCGGACAAAACGTCCATAAAATCGAGCATAACCGGCATCAGCTTTTGTCCCAGCTCGATTGCCGCGTCCTTCATGCGGTTTTTCTGTACTTCGAGCTGTGATTCAGATGTTGCATACCGCTGATTGGCTTCTTTGGTCAGGGCATTATTTTCCGCCCACGCTTCGTTGCCCATCTTGATCGCTCTAACCATTAGATCTTGCGACCCGGATGTGCGCTTCAGGGCGTCAGACAGCCTAAGTTCTTTAATTCCAAGCTCATCAAGCAGAACCGTTGCGGACTTGCCGTGTTCATCCATGTTGCCCAAGCCGGTAACAAACGCAGCCAGCGCCCCGGCAGCATCGCGGCCCCAGAGTCCAGTAAATTCCTGAGCGGACATGCCGGCAATTCGGGCGTAGTCTTCCAGTGCCTCACCACCGGTTTCAACCTGCACCTGGATCATCGTCATGGCCTTCGAGAACGCAGAACCGCCGGCCTGTGCTTCCAGCCCAAGCGAGGACAGCGCCGTTGCGATGCCGAGGATATCACCCTCGGTCATGCCAGCCTGAGCGCCAGCACCGGCAAGGCGCATAGCCATGTCCATGATTTCTGATTCTGTTGTGGCGTAGTTGTTACCAAGTTCAACGATCGTTGAGCCTAACCGACTGAAGTCCTGCTGGCTCATCTGCACGATGTTAGCGAACCGCGCCATCTGTGTTGCGCCCTGCTCGGCAGACAGGTTGGTCGAGTTGCCCATGTCGATTATGACGCGCGTAAAATCGAGGATATTTTCCTTTTGGATTCCGAGCTGACCGGCAGCTTCCGCAACGCCTGCGATTTCTTCAGTCGATGCAGGTATCTCCATCGCCATCTTGCGTATGTTGTCAGACATTATCTGAAATTCTTCATCCGTCATATCGACAGTCTTCCGGACGCCCGCCATCCCTGATTCAAAATCTTTGGCTGCGTCGATGGATTTCTTACCAAGCAGCGTCAGTGGCACGGTTAATCCGATTGACAATTTCTTTCCAGCGCTGGACATCTTTTCACCGGCACTGGTCAAACGTCCGCCCCACTTATCCAGCTGATCGGCCGTTGCCTTCAGCTTGGAGTTATGCAGTTCCAGAGCCTCTGACGATTTCTGCCAGTTGTTCTGATAGCGCTGGAGCGTAGCTTCACTGTCGATTAATTCGCGCTCAAGGCGTTTTACTTCGTAGGAATTTCCGTCGTATTCCTTTTTGGTGGCTTCAAGAACCTGTCTTAGTTTTTCGACGCGTTGTTGTTGCGCTTTATATTTCTCGCCCAGAAGACGTGTTTGTTCACCAAGTGAAGCCCCCGTCTGACCGGTTATTTTATGCTGCGCTTGCAGTAGCTTTAATTTCGATTCGGCGGTCTGAACTTCGTTTCCAGCAATTTTTAGTCCTTGCGTAAACTCGTTTTGACCGTCCAATGTGAGGCGTAAACCTGCAATTTTTAATATTTCTTTACTGGCCATGCCGTCACCTCATTTCTTGCGGGATATCATCCAAATACCGATATGTCGGGATTTCTTTAACTTTTTTTCTTGAATTTGTTTCAACTTGAAGCATGCGAAAGAAAAGCCTCGGT